AAGGTGGCTTAGTTAAAGGTTTGATGTCCAGATGAAACTACAGAAGTTAGTAAACGACAAGCCTTTGTGGGATGAGTTCTGCGAAATGCTAGAGAGTAAGATACTACAAGTACACAAGAAGATGGAACAAGTCACAAAGACAGATGATATGTTTCGATGTCAAGGTGAGGCAGCAATGCTACGCAAGCTTAAATATTTGAGGGATGAAGTTAATGGCAATAAGTGATCAGATGGAAATGGCCCTTAACGGTCAAGCCCCACAGGTAGACCCTGTGTCAGGCAATGAAGTTCCTCCGGGATCACTGCCAGTAGAAGTTCGTGATGATATTGATGCTAAGCTAAGTGAAGGTGAGTACGTTGTACCTGCTGACGTTGTACGTTTCTTTGGTGTAAAGTTCTTTGAAGACCTACGGACAAAAGCTAAGATAGGTTTAGCTAAGATGGAAGATGATGGGCGCATTGGAGGTGAGCCTGTAGATATGGCTGCTATGCCACCACAAGGCATGGACATTAGTGAAGAAGATATTGCTGCACTTGAGCAGGCTCTTACTACAGGGGTTTACGAGGGTGGCTTGATGGATAAGATGGCTATTGCTGCTAAGAATGATCCTATGGTAAACTCTCGTATGAATGCTAAAGGTATGGCTGTTGGCTTCGCTGCAGGTGGCTTGACTGAATCTTTGTACAATGACCCTACTCGTATGGACTCTATCATTGAGAAAGTTATGGTAGCTGCTAATGCAAACCCTGCCTTGATGCAAGAGCTATCTAAGCGGGGCGTTGCAGTAAATACTACACAAGCTAACATGAACCCTGCTGACATTAAACAAGCTAATACAGACACTGTATCAGAAGAACTGCTAGAAGAAAAGTCAACTGGCTTTGCTGCAGGTGGATTTAACCCAGCAAATTATGGATTAGGTTCTTCTGTCTTTGGTCCCGGTGCTCCCGGTATGGGTGGTGGCAAGACTACAATGATGTCTTACTATAATCCTACCACAAAGGCAACCATGCAGATTGCACATGACGCCAATGGTCCTACTACAGCTGTACCTGCTGGCTTTATTTTAGGGTCAGCACCTGTACTAATAAATGCTGGTATGGGAACAGGCGGAGGTGGCGCTGCAGATAAGTTTGGCGGTGTTGCTATTGGAGAGTCTTACACTAAACCTAATGGTGAGACAGCAACAAGAATGCCTGACTCCTTCTATGCCTCTGGCGGTGACCAAGATCAAGAGAGAGCAATGAAGGAGATGATGGCTGAATCAGATCCTAATGATTATAAATCAGATTTTACTTGGAATGATCCTAAAGTACTTTATCAAGAAACATTAGATAGGCTTAACAAGAAGCCGGGCTTTCTTGGCTCTATGCTTGGTGCTGTTGCTCCCGGAAGAATATACAATGCTACTAGATTAAAGGATGAAAAACTAGCTATTGAATACTTAAAAAAGCACGGGGGTGATACTGAAGAAAAAATTGCTACCTTGCAAGACCTTTGGGATAAAAAAGCAACAAGAGCACTTGGCTCAACAGAGGGAGGGCCGTGGACTGGAGCTATTATGGATGGCTGGCAGAGAGGCTTAGTAACACTAGATGAAGAGTATGGTGATACTCCTTTTGCTGGTGCAAAGTTTGTTCGAGCACTGGGTCTAACTGATACTCCGGGGAAAGTGACAAAAGGAGGGGAGATAGCCGCTAGTAAAGTAGCTGAGAAATCATCCGATGACCAAGTAACAGCTTTTAAGGCTGCAGGTGAGGGAGGTGGTAGTGGTGGTGATAACACGTCAGGCAGCGGCACTGGTCGAGGGTTTATTGACCGTAGTACTGCATCTTCAGGTAGTTCTAAAAGTAGTTCTGGTGGTGGTGGAAATAGTACTAACCCTAGAACTAAGAGTAAGAACTATGATAGCGCAGGACGCTACACTGGTCCTATGAACAAAGGCGGCTTGATGGCTAAGAAGAAGACCAAGAAGAAATAACTATACTACTCCGACAACAACAATAAGGCTACCCGGCTAAGGCTGGCCCCACATAAAGGAAATACTATGGCAGAACTACAAGCAGTGGAAACTCCACGCTCAGCAGGATTCGTTGATCCTAATTACAATAACGCTAACAAGCGCCGCATACAAGAACAGGAAGCGGAGCTTAATGACTTGATGAACAGTGATGAAGAAGCAGAAGAGGAACAGCCTAAAGCTGCTGCGCCTGAAGCTGCCACTGAAGACGGTGATGAGAAACTATCAGGCGAAGAGCGTACCTATAAGAAACGCTATAGTGACTTACGTAGTCACCAGAACAAACAAGCAGAAGAGCTTAAGGCACTCAAGGCTCAGCTAGATAACGCACAAGAGCGTGGTGACATACGCCCTCCTAAGTCTGATGAAGACATTGAGGCATGGGCACGACAGTATCCTGATGTAGCTGCTATTGTTGAGCGTATTGCAGAGAAGAAAGCACAAGAGAAGTTTTCTGGTGCAGAGAGCCGCTTACAAGAGATTGACCGTATTACTGCTGAGTCAGACCGCAATAGGATGGAAGATGAGATTAGGGCTATGCACCCTGACTTCAACGAACTGCGTAGTAGTGATGAGTTTCACGATTGGGCAGGCGAACAACCTAAGTGGGTACAGGATGCTCTATACGAGAACTCTGAAGACCCAGCGTCTGTTACTCGTGTAATTGATTTGTACAAAGTAGACAAAGGGTTAGACACTAAGACTAGGAAGAAGTCCTCTAAAGCTGCAGCCTCTGCTGTTGTAACTAAGCGTACAACTAGGCCAGACCAGAGTGACTCCACTGGAAATTTCTCTGAGTCGCAGGTACATAAGATGTCTGCTGCTCAGTATGATAAACAATCAGATGCTATTATGGAAGCAATCCGTGCAGGAAAGTTTGACTACGATATGACAGGCGGTGCACGATAATAGTAAATAAGGCATTGACATCTATAGTGTACCTAGTATAACTATAGGTGTCTCTACATTAAGTGACAAGCCTCTCGTAAGAAAGACTACCTTGCACTTAATACAACACTACCTCGCTAAGTCTAAACACACCAACTATATAAGACCCACCTGAACTAGTATAGGCCCGTATAACCTGAGTTACATAACTGATCCTTATGACTTACACTTATATGCACCCTAAAAAGTACAGCCTCTTATCGGTTAGTTTAGCTTATTAATCATAAGCCAAACACCTAATGGAGGATTTATCCCATGGCTTTTACAACCGCAACAGGTTACGGCAACTTACCAAATGGTAACTTCAGCCCAGTAATCTATTCTAAAAAAGTACAGCTAGCTTTCCGTAAATCTACTGTAGTTGGTGATATTACTAACTCAGATTATTTTGGGGAAATTGCTAGTCAAGGTGACACAGTAAAAATTATCAAAGAGCCAGAAATTTCTGTGAGTGAATATGCTCGTGGCACAAATGTCACAGCACAAGATTTGCAGGATGACGATTTTAACTTAGTCATTGATAAGGCTAACTATTTTGCCTTTAAGATGGACGATATTGAAGACGCGCATTCGCATGTGAACTTCATGGATCTTGCTACCAACCGTGCTGCCTATCGTTTGGCAGACAACCATGACCAAGAAGTACTTGGCTACATGGCTGGCTATAAGCAGGGTTCTTTGCACAGCAAAGCCAATGCTTTAAATACTACTGTCAATGGCACTAAGGCTGTAAGCTCTGCAGGCGCAAACGAATTGCTTGCATCTATGCAGCTTCACAAAGGTGACTTTGGAAATATTTCCACTGCATCTGCTGGCACTCACTCAATTCCTGTGACTGCTCGTATGCCCGGTGCTACCTCGTTACCAACGGCTACTGTTTCTCCTGCTATGATTGTCTCACGCATGAAGCGTTTGCTTGATCAGCAACAGGTTGACTCACAAGGTAGGTGGCTTGTAGTTGACCCGGTATTTATGGAAATCCTCGCAGACGAGGACTCACGGTTCATGAATGCAGACTTCGGTGAATCAGGTGGTTTGCGTAATGGTCTTACCCTTAACAACTTCCACGGCTTTCGTGTATATTCCTCTTCCAATTTGCCAGCACTAGGCACTGGAGCAGGTACATCAGGTACAGCTAACCAGTTGACAAACTTCGGTGTTATCGTAGCTGGTCATGATTCTGCTGTAGCAACAGCTGAGCAAATCAACAAGACAGAAACATATCGTGACCCTGACAGCTTTGCTGACATTGTTCGTGGTATGCATCTATACGGTAGGAAGATTCTTCGTCCAGAAGCAATCGTCACTGCCCGTTATAACGCAGCATAGGGGAGGATATAAACTATGGCTACTTTTGATATGACTTCCGTTGATACTGCTGGTGTTGGAGCAAACGTTCTTGCTGTTCCAACGGTAGTTGGTAACGTTGTACGGACTATTGAAGCAATTCTAGATATTGATGCTATGATTGCTGCTGGTGCTACCATTGCTAATGGTGACATTTTTCAACTACTTGAAATTCCTTCAGAGTCAGTTCTTCTGACTGCTGGTGCGGAAATCATGAAGTCTTTTACTGCAAGTTGTACTTGTAATATTGACTTTGCTGGTGGAGATGACATCATTGACGGTGCTGCACTTGACGATGCTGCTGGTACATACCTTGTACTTGGTACTAACGGTGAGACTAATGTTATTAATACTGCAGCTGCC